TAATTGAGAGGAAAATATATTATGTTCTATAAATCAAAATCTGAGATCCGTGCTGAAACCGAAAAACAAGTAAAGTTGTTTTTGAAGAAAGGTGGATCGATCGAAGTTGTAAAATCTCGCAAAGCACCAAAGCAACGCATGTCTGGTAAAGTTACAAGATCTGCGTCCACTGGGACTTCTGGATTTGCGACTGGATTTCCTCGCAAGAGTTGCATTTAAGTGTTGTCTTTAATTCATAATTGGGGTATAATAGTAGTATGAAAATCGAAAAGGAACTGCAAATGTCAAACGAATTCAAATCTTGGGAAGAAATGTCTGTGTTGGAACAAATGCAGTGCCAATACTGGGATATGTATAAGGATGCTTATGGTAGTCGTCCTCGTGGTATCGATACCACTGATTGGACTGAGGAAGAATTCATGGCTGAATTCGAAACTCTCGGTCGAGTCATCGAGCGTGAAGAGATTGCTCGCAAGGAAGCAGAAGCAGAAGCCACTGCCAAGTTTGAGCAGCATGTCACCAATACAATGTGTATGGGTGCAAAAGATCGAGCAACTGCTCTCCGCTGGATTATGGATGCCAGCCAAGCAGGTGGTGACTGGGAATACTTCTGCTTCCTCAATGGTCTGCCATATGGTTACTTCAGGGAAGCAGCATGATTCTCGCTAGAGAAATTACGAAGTGGGATGTTGAATACAGACAACCCAATCATACTTATCTTATGTCCGAAAATATGGAAAAGATTTATGGTTATTTCATGTGGAACAATCCACAAGACTTTAAGATGTTCAAGCAACCACTTCGATTCGATACTCGTTATCGTAAATTCAAAGTTCTTAAACGCAACATGTACTTTAAAGGACAAGAGCCAACTCATCAGATTTGGGAAGTCAAAGGTACAAAAGACCATGTCTATACTGTAGAGAAGTCAGACAATGGATGGTACTGTAGTTGTATCGGTTTTAAATATCATGGTAAGTGTAAACATATTGATGGAGTGATGAATGAACATAAATGAATTTCTAAACAGTCTTGCTGAAAATGCCTCACGCAATTTCAAGATCGACCAATTAAACGCACAGAGCGATAACGAAACTCTGCGTGAGGTAATTCGGCTAGCACTGGATCCATTTACTCAATTCTATCAACGAAAGATTCCTGAGTACACCACTGACTCAAAACAAACAAGTCTTGATCAAGCCATGCTTGCATTGTATGACTTAAAAGAAAGAGTTGTCACTGGTAATGCAGCAATTGAATATCTCCGCATGCTTCTTTCATCTGTATCAGCCGATGATGCTAAGGTACTGGAGAGAATCATTCAGAAAGATTTAAAGTGTGGTGTTGATGTATCGACTGCCAACAAAGTTTGGTCTGGTTTGATTCCTGAATACCCATGCATGTTGTGTAGTCCATTCGAACAGAAGTTGGTTGATAAGATTAAATTCCCAGCCTATGCTCAAATGAAGATGGATGGTATGAGATTCAATGCCATTGTTCGGGATGGTAAAGTAGAATTCCGTAGTCGAAATGGCAAACAGATTCTGTTGTTGGGTAATCTCGAAGCAGAGTTCGCTGCACTTGCAGGTTCAATTGACTGTGTGTTTGATGGCGAACTGCTAATCATGGATGATATGGATTATCAATTCATGGATCGTCAGACTGGTAATGGTATTCTCAACAAAGCAAACAAAGGCACAATCTCTGCTGAAGAAGCATCAATGGTTCATGCCACTGTTTGGGATTTGATTCCTTATGTGCAATTCATTGATGGTTATTGTCAGACTCCATACTCAAAACGATTCTCGACTTTGGAACAGATTGTGAACAATCAGAAGTCTGAGAATAAAAAGATTTGGAATGTGACATCCACTATTGTGCAAACTCTGGAAGAAGCACAAGACATTTTCCAAGGTTATCTTGCCGATGGTTACGAAGGTATCATCCTCAAAGATGGTAGTGGTGAATGGGAAGACAAACGAAGCAAGACTCAGATTAAATTCAAAGGTGAATTGGAATGTGATCTTAAGATTGTTGCAGTCGAAGAAGGTAAAGGTAAAGCAGTAGGTATGCTTGGTGCAATTATCTGTGAATCCGCAGATGGGATTGTAAAGGTAAATGTAGGATCTGGTTTCAATGATGCACAACGAAAGCAATATTGGAAAGAAAATTTAGTTGACAAAATCGTGGCAGTGAAGTATAATGCTAGGATCAAGAACAAAAGTGGAGAAGAATCTTTATTCCTCCCAGTGTTCATTGAACTGCGTGATGACAAAGATGTTGCAGATAATTCAAAGGTAATAAAATGAAAGTAGTAATCAATAGATGTTTTGGTGGGTTCGGTATCTCAAATTTAGCATTTGAGAAATTACTTGAACGCAAGGGTATTGCATTCGATAAAGTTCCAGCAAAATATCCAATTCGTGGAAATGAATCAGACTATTACAAAGCTGGTAGTCCACAATCTGATGCGACATATCTAAGTGAGTATGAGTTCTACGACCAGCGCAATGATCCAGATTTGATTGCAGTGATTGAAGAATTGGGTAAAGATTCATGGGGTTGGGCATCAGAACTAGCAATCTTGGAAATACCAGATGATGTTGAGTGGCACATTAGCGAATACGATGGACTCGAACATGTAGCTGAAAATCATAGGACTTGGAGTTAATTATGAAGCGAGAATTAGATGAAGCACTCTGTGCAAAGTATCCGCTGATCTTCAAGGATCGTAATTCAGATATGCGCACCACAGCCATGTGTTGGGGACTTGAGTGTGGTGATGGTTGGTATAACATCATCGATATTCTTTGCGGTAAACTATGCAGTGAATGGTTGTCAGCCAAGAGTCGCTATGACTTTATCAAAGATAGAGTTGGTGAGAAGATGTATGGTAATGCATCTGGTGATACTATCACACAGGGTGAGATCGATCTCCGTAAACAAATTATGGAAGAAGAAGCAAGTAAGGTTCCAGTTGCTGTTCAAGTAAAAGAGAAGTTCGGTGGACTTCGATTCTATGTTCAGGCTGCAACTGATAAACATTACAACTTTATCTCGTTTGCTGAGAGTATGAGTTATCGTACATGCGAAGAATGTGGTGCTCCAGGAAAAACATACACCGATGGTTGGCATCGTACTATGTGCGATATTCATGCAGCAATGGCTGGTCGTACTGAAGAATATGAGTATGAGGAGAATGAATAATGTTTTACGGTAAAGATATGGTTGAAAAGAACTTTGATATTCTCCTACAGAAATTAGAACAACAAGAATTGTTTTTGTTTGAACCAATGCCATCTTATAAAGAAGGTGATCGATGGACTGATGAATTTCGCATTCGTGATGGTCACACCAAACTTGCTGATGGTACTTGGGTTACTATTCATAAAGTAACTACTTGGGTTCAACAACTCAAGAAAGATACCACAGAGTTGTATGAACAGAATACAAAACAATCTCGTGAAATTTCATTGTTGAGACAACAAAGATATAAGATGGAATATGGATTGAGAGTTGCTGAGAAAGCATTGAAGAATTCGTTGGCTTTAACTAAGGAGATGATTAATGAGTAAAGAATATATTGATATGTTGAAACAAGAACGACAGGTTCTACTTGATCGTTACGATCCGTACAGTGAGGGTACTGGTCATTTCAATACTGCTGTTAGCGTATTGACTGCTCGTATTGAAGAGTTGGAAACACCAACTAAACTGAAACAAGGTTCGGTGTGGGTATTGGTGGAAGCAATTCAGTCATATCGTCTGCGTTACATGGTTGAAGCACCTGCCACTAATCCTGAGTATGCCATGGATGATGTTACCTGTGAAGATGCAAAAGAGTTTTCTCAATTTGCATTACCAGAAGTGATCACATCGCATCGTGTTCTTACTGAAGAAGAAGCCATCGCTCTTTGTGATGAAGATAATGATTATACTAATGGTTGGACTAAAGAGCAAAAGATCAAATCATTCTTTACTAAAGATGGTGAAGGCAGAGGATTCTAATGTTCATGTTCGATGTGGAAACGCTGGGAGTAGAATCCAATTGTGTGGTTCTCTCTGCAGCTATGGTTCACTTTGATCCAGAGAAACGACCAACATACCAAGATCTATTGGACACTGCATGTTTTGTAAAGTTCGATGTGAAGGAACAGATGAGTGTTGGTCGCACTGCATCAAAATCTACACTTGAGTGGTGGAAAGGTCAACACGAATATGTTCGCAAGACTTCTCTTGATCCATCTCGTGAAGACATGACTGTTGAAAATGGAATGCAAAAGTTCTATGATTACATGAAACAATTCCCAAATGCTGATAAACAAACTATGTGGGCACGAGGTTCATTAGACCAGATGGCAATTGATTCGCTTGCTGTTAAATTTGCCTTGCAAGAGATTACAGGGTATAATATGTGGAGAGATGTCAGAACTGCAGTTGACATTATGTTTGGTACCACGAATGGATATGTAGAAGTGGATCATCCTCTTTTCAAACGACACGAAGTTATC